AACGAGTGTAGTGAATATCAAGACGCCTGACGTTGGTGTGACCGACGAGAAGCAGGATAAAGATAAACGCGAGATCGAGCGCCTTCGTTCCAAGTGCCCACTGTACTTGAAGTATGAACCACTGTGGACATTCTTCCTCGCTGCGTATGAAGGCGGTAAAGACTTCGCGTCCGCGGCCAACATCTTTCGGCATCCGAGGGAGCACCCGGATGATTTCAATGGTCGGGCCACGCGGTTGTACTACCACAACTACTGCTACCCGCTGGTGGACTTCTTCACGACATTTATTTTTACGGAGACGATCCAGCGCGACGGCGCCGATAACAAGGATGAGTATGACAAGTTCATCAGCAATGTGAACAAGAAGGGTGAGGACATCACCACGTTCATGATGCAAGTGAGCGACGACATGCAGATTTTCGGCATGTCATACCAGCTCGTGGATGCGCCGCCTAAGCCGGCAGCCGGCATGACCCAAGCTCAACAGGATGAGCAAGGCATTCGTCCTTATTGGGTTTTAGTCAGACCCACTGAGGTTCTGGACTGGACTACCGATTCCTTTGACAACTTTACTTACCTGAAGAGGGTTGAGTGTCAAACGAGAATTGGCACGGGGATGGTAAAGCAGAACATAGAGAGGTTCACGGAATGGTCGCAGTCCGAGATTAAGATTTCTGAAATTGACGTCACTAACCCGGACGACCCGATCCTGTTGCCACAGGCTGCACCGCTTGAAAATGAGATGAAGAAGATTCCATTTCATGTAACGCGGTACAAACGGAGCAAGACCGACAAGTTCATGGGGCTGTCGTTCCTTAATGACATCGCATTCATTAACCGTGAGGTCATGAACCTGACCTCTCTGCTGCAAGAGTTCCTCTACCGCCAGTGCTTCAACATTTTGGCGATGGAGTCCGATCCCAATGTGCCTGAGATCGAGCAGATGCAGGGCGAAATCAGTACGGCCAATATGCTCAAGTATGCACAGGGCACAAGGGAACCGAAGTACATCACCCCGCCTGTGGAGCCGGCAAAGTTCCTGCAGAGTGAGCGCGAGGCCAACATAGCGTCGATGTACAAGATCGCCGCACAGGACACGCAGAACGATTTGTTCAACGGACATAAGTCCAGCGGGTTCTCAAAGTCACAGTCCTTTGCCACCACGGTGCCTAAGATCGCAACACGCGCCGAGGCCCTGGAGTCCACGGAGATGCAGCTGATGCAGCTGACCTTCGAGTATATGGACAAGGATTGGAAGGGCACGATCAAGTACAAGGATCACTACCAGATCACGAACCTGACCGACGCATTGCAACAGTTATCAACTCTGTTCAAGGACCTGCAGATCAACTCCAAGACATTTGCCGAAGTGCAGATGAAGAGGATGATCGACGAGTTCGACGGCAAACTGTCAGCCGAGCAACGCAAGAAAGTTTATGACGAGATCGAGGCCATTGATTGGCCTGAGTGGTTCGACACTATGAAGCTGGCATTCCTGGGTCGCGCAGCACTGGCACCAGAAACGGCTTTGATGATGGATGAGCCAGATGTCAAAGCGGCCTCCGCGGCTGCACTTGGCGCGCCCGTCAAAGGTAAGGACACACCCACCGCGGCATCTACTCCGCAGCGTGCAACGTCCAGCACTAAAGAAGTTGCAAAAGAGTCTTCCAAATAGAGCATACGCAGGGCGATCACATCCGTGGTCGCCTTAGCGGGCGACGGGTACACCCGTCGGTAAATAACAATGGAGCAATCATATGGCAACACCAGTCATCACACCGCCCGAGCCGGTAAAAGTTGAATTCACGCCGGAACAACAGGAACACATCAACGGTCTTTTCAATACGCGCTTTGCAAAGGTTCAAACCAAGCACGAAGCCGAAATGAAGGCTATGTCTGATGCAATCGAAGCCCTGAAGACCACGAAGGTAGAACCACCCCCGGTGGTCGTACCTCCTTCCGGTGACCCGGAAGAAAATAAACGGCAGATGAAAGCCCTGCTCGACGCCGAGAAGTTGCAAACCCGCAACATTCAGAGTCTGCTCGACGTGGAAAAGGCTGCGAAAGAAAAGGTCATTGCAGAGAACAAGCGCATCTTGAAAGAACAAGCCATCAATGATGCTGCTCAGAATCTGCCCAATGGTCTTGAGTTCCACGAGTTGAAGACGGTGAAGAAACTGACGGAGGATGATATCTCATTCGATGAGGACTCCAATCAGTGGGTGGTGAAAGAAAATGGGGTTATCAAACAGAACGCCAGTTTGATCCCTATGACGCTTAGTGAGTACTTTGCGTCATTCGCTGCTGCTCGGCCATATTTGGTCAAGGGCACCACTAAAGGTGGATCGGGTGGTGCAGAGGGTGGCACACCTACGGTGAGAGGTGTAGGGGTTGTTCGTACCAAAGCAGATGTGAAGAGCACCAAAGAAAAAGTGGACTATATCACCAACTTTGGCTACGACGCGTGGGCCAAGCTGCCTACCAAATAAAAACACATAGACATTCAAAAGTTTCCTGAACATGAACCGCCCTTAACGGGGCGGTTTTTGTTTTGGTCCGGCATTCCCGTACTCCTGGCCGGATTTTCCAAACAGGGGAGCGGGTGCATTTCATTCGCACTAATTCAAAGTCATAAAGGAATTTCCAAATGGCAATCGGTACTAAGACTGATTTTGTAATCTATAACACTCAGTTCTGGGGCGGCGTGGTTGAAACCCTGCAACAGAACACTGAGGCTTTCAATGCGGCCTCACAGAATGCCGTTCGCCTCGTGACTCGCAGCATCCTTGGCGAGTATGAGCGCGAATCATTTCTGAAGTCCACCGCGTCTCTGATTTCGCGGCGTGACACCACGGCCGTCACCACGGTCACTGACACCAAGATCGCCGCTGGCGAAATGGTGGGCGTGAAGATCAACCGGCGCCTCGGCCCGGTAACTCAGTCGCGCGACGCGTTCCGCAAGATCGGCGTATCTCCGGAAGAGTTCAGCTTCATGCTCGGCCAACAGAGCGGCCCGGCAATCGCCATCGACTACATCAACCTCGCGGTTGGTTCGGTCCGTGCGGCTATTCAGAACCAGGGTGCGGCACTGCAGTACAACGCAGTCGCTGACACCTTGAAGACTCTGAACCACACCGCCATGATCGGCGGTATGGCGAAGTTCGGTGATCGCGCGGCTCGCATCATCTGTTGGGTCATGCACTCGAAGAACTACTTCGATCTGATGGCGCAACAGGTTGCTGACAAGCTGTACGAAGTTGCGGGCGCCACTGTTTACAGCGGCACTCTGGCCACCTTCGGCAAGCCGGTTGTGGTTCTGGATTCTCCCAACTTGTTCACCACGGGTTCTGCCGCGACCACGTACGACGTGCTCGGTCTGGTAGAGAACGCGGTTGAAGTTGCTGAGTCTGAAGAGCGCGACATCATCTCTCAGCCGGTAACCGGACTGGAGAACCTGGTGGATCGCATCCAGGGTGAGTACGCGTTCAACCTGCGCGTCAAAGGCTGCGCCTATGACACCGCTCAGGGCGTGAACCCGTTGGACGCGGTTCTTTTGACCGCGGCAACGTGGGTCAAGATCGTAGCCGACAACAAAGAACTTCCGGGAATCCGCGTCACCACGAACTAATTTGCTAAGGGGCTGCCTTCGGGTGGCCCCTTACCTTTTCTTGAGGAGTCCGCAATGGCGCCATTCATTGTTCTTAGTTCCACAGTCGCGGACGAGCGCGCAAATAGTTATGTGACTGTAGCAGAGTTCCTAGCGTACTGGGCACAGCACTATGACATCACAACCGCAGCCGCAATGGCTGCTATTCCTGATACAACGCTTCTTCTGGTAAGAGCATGTCGCACAATCGAAACGCTCCACTTCACAGAGCCTGTTGATCCTCTGGCTGATTACCACCTCGTGTATGACTCTCGGCAGCAACAGATTCGATCTGTGAAAACCAACTACGGCCGGCCGCAAAAATACAACTATTACCAGCATCTTCAGTTCCCTCGCACCCTGGATGTTTATCAGGACGGCACGCTGTTCATACCGCCTGAGATTCAAGCCGCGCAATGTGAGCAAGCGGCATACGAGTTTAGTTTCGACACCTCAGTGCTGGAAACAAGTTTGCAGGGCGTGGACCGTGAGGCGGTAAACGTCGGAGGGGTATCGGTGAGCCAGCACATCAGGCCCAAAGGTACGATGGTTTCTCCCATCGCTTACAACATGGCGAAGCCGTTCATTATCAACCAGACAATGAGGCTGCAACGTGCCTAGCGCAAAGTCGCTTCAGAACAAAGTTGCAAAGGCCATCAAGAAGGTCGGACCTATGTCTCGCACTTCATACCTCCGAGTGGCCACACTGGCCGGTGGAGACAGCTTAATTGGACGCGGCACGACTCTGACCAACGCTGACACTTTATTGGACCCGCAGCCAACATACCGGGCTTTGGGGCACCGGCAGGCCATGTATCTCAGCACTGCCAGCTTGAAGCTAGTTGCTGATGATTATCACTTCATCTTTCCAGTAGGTGGTGTTACCGAGGCTGATTTCCAGGGCGTAGAAACGTACCTCGTGCTTAAAGATGCTAACGGTGAAGAGCGGTTGAGAATTTTGTATGTGAATACTGAGAGCTTTGGTGGTGCTGACATTGTGATCTTTGTGTTCGCAAGAAGCATGGGGCACTGATGGCAAATATTCGCGCGGCTCGGGATACCTTCCTACGGTATTTAGCGGATAACCTTCCGTCCCTCACGATCCACAACATACGCGTGGATAAAGACGATCCGCAGCTCAACGAGATCAAGTTGAATGCGGTGAACGTCGCATTTCACAACGCTGACTTTGCCGGACCCAGTGAGCTGTCCCAAACGTTGGTTACGGTGGACATCATCAATGATGATGAGCTAATCGCAATCGACCAAGCGGAGCAAGTCAGTCAGCTTCTTTTCAAAGCGGCATTCGCGCCGCTGATGGACTACACGGTACCGGGCTCTCCGGTGCAGATAGGCAACGAACGCCTGTTCTGGAGTCTGTCACTCAGGTTTAGACCTGTGCACGCGGAGAACTTCTTTCATCTCTCCGCTCTGCTGCATCTCGAAGTTCATTTTTCCTAAGTTAACAACGCATTCATAAAGGGAGTTTATTCAATGGCAGTTATTGTCAATCGCAACACCCAACAGTCGCCTATCACCAACCCGGCCGGCTCTGTTACGGGAACGCAGTCCATCAAGGTTATTCCTGCTGGTCGCGTGTACATCAAAACGTCCACCGACTCGCTCACTGCGACCCCGGTGAACCTGTACGCGGCGTACACGATGAAGTCCAACGGCGCCACCCCGGTGGCCCCTGTGGGCGCCGGCGTCACAGCCGGAACGTACATTGATCTCGGCATCATGCTGACGCCCGGCAAGCTGACGTACAACAAGGTCCAGAAGAAAATTCAAACTGGCCTCGACAAGATTACGCAGCTGATCTATGTGGAAAGCCGCGACGCCAACCTGGAGTTCGAACTGACGCAGCTGGACGACTACATCCTGCAACAGCTCGGATTCACGGCCTCGGTCATTACTGCGGGCTCGTCTATCAACTTCCAGATTGGCCAGGAAGATGTCATCAACGTGGCCATGATCCTTGTCTATCAGAACAAGATCGACGGCAAGGAAATTCAGTGGTACCACCCCGCCGCAGCTTTCACTGTGAGCTTCAATCAGTCCGGTGATGGACTGAGCGTTAAGGTACAGGCAGAACTGGTTGCCTTCCAGGCAGTCGGAGCTTCTCTGCTCAGCTTAGTGTCCACGACTGTTTTCAAATAAATACCTGCTTCAGTTCCGGGTCATTCATCTCTTCGGTGGGTGGCCCTGATATTTACACCAATTCAAAGAGTGGAGCATGCATGTCAAAGAAAAACACCGCCTCTGTAAGCCCCGTCACACCTCCGGTAGACATTCCCAAACCTAAGCTCACTGAAGAGCAGATTGCTTTCGCTGCTACAAATGATCCGGCGATGTCTCAGAATGAGTTCCAGCTGAACGGAAAGACGTACAAGTACGTCCATCTGTCCTACGATTACTATCTGGAATTCATGCTCAAGATAAAACCGTTGCTCGCGGCCGTTGTTGGAACCGTAGCTGCGAAGGATCACTCCACAGTGACTCTGCCTGGCATTGAGCTGACTCAGAACCCATTGGGCGGGATCATACAGTTTTGCGGTACAGAGATTCCTGACATGGTTCGCATTGTCATCAACAACTCATTGGAAGCGGGTGGCCGCGCCAGCGAGAGAGTGACCATTGCTGACATCAAGACTGTGCGTGGGATTACCCCGATGCAGCTCGCCAACATTGTTATGGGTCAGGTTTTGTTCAACAACATGATTGCGGAGTTCGGAAGTTTTTTCGTACAGGCGATGCCCCTTCTGAAAGCGATGGGGATTCTGACACAGCCCAAAGTGCAGTAGATGATCGGGGCAATCCCTTCATCCTGGTAGAGGGTCTTTGTCAGAACTACCACTGGACCATTCCGCAAGCCATGCGCCTCACTCTCCCACAAATATTCATGTGGAGCCACGCTGCTTATGTGAACAGCAAGCGTATGGATGAGCGCATCGAGCGTGACCGGAAGACCAAAGAAAAAGCAGAGAAGGCGCAGAAGATGCGCGACGAGAAAGACCCAGTGATTCCGAGTCTGGGCAAGCGCCTGTCGGAGTGCACCAGCGATGAGATCGCGTCACAGTTCTCTGCCGGCGCGTGGTGATATATGCCAATAGGACAAGTATCGTTCAACCTTCAGAAGTCCCTCTTCCTTAAAGAGCTAAACAAGAGGGCGAGGGACTTCTCGGCACGGAGAACTATTGCGTATCGCATTCGTGTGCCGGAGGATTTGAAATTTTGGTACTGGCTGGAGTTCGGAACTGCTGGTCGTCAAGACGCTGATGCCCCGTTCAAGACGGCGCACAGTGGCACTTACCCGATAGACCCGGTACACGCCGGCGCTTTGTCCTGGGGAGATGCCACACACCCCAATGATGGTAATGGTGGAAGATTTCAAATGCACGTCGATCACCCCGGCATCAGGCCACGTCTGATCTACCGCGGCGTGCGCGACGACATTTTGTTCTTCGCACGGTCAGTTCTTTCCAAGTCTCTCAGCATGGGTATAGAAGTGGCATCCCTCAAGAGTGCCCTCCGCACCGTGGTTATGCCATACGCAGTAGCGCAGATGGGCAAGCGTCTGGATGAGCAAGCACCCGGTGTCAAAGCCCGCGGTAACAACCCGTTCACAAAAGGAACGTCAAAGGTGAGGAAACCTTGAAAGGGGTTATATGGAATTTCACAACCGAGATAAAGTCGTTCGCGCCATTTGTAAAGAGTGCGGCACAGGGAGATTTTTCCCAGAGAAGAACTTTCCCACAACCGGCTACTGGGTAGAGTGTCTGGTCTGTGAGGCATATCGCATGTTTTATATGCTGCGTCACGGCCGAGTAGTCAACACCTCTTTTGAGGGGATGAAGAAACTCTGATGGGCTCAGCTGGTGAAACGTGGATTACCGAAGCAGAAATAGTCGATGTGGAAGAGGACTCTGGTTCCTTCAGCGTGCAAACCACGGCCGGTACTTTTGATTTCTTGCGCCGTGTAGGCGCCACGGAGAAGTCAGTGATAAAGACCGGCAAGGACGCCGCCACAGTTGCGCATTTCCAAAAACAAATAGCGAGCGGACACTCGGTCCACGTCACTCTTCACCTCGATGAGTTTGGCAACGTCATTTTCGCAGACGGACGGCACAGGGCTGTGGCGGCATTGCGATCAGGGCATGAACGAATTGGTGTAACGGTTGTCCGCAGGCGCGGACGGTAGGAAAGCAATGACAAATCCTTGCACGTTGTGTAGCAGTACTGAAAACCCGTTTCCTGTGTACACCAAAGGGTTCTACGCTGGAAAGCAATACCCACACTGTAAACCGTGCAAGCGCAAGGCCAGCGCACGATACTATGCGGGTAATAAGGAAACGGTGCTTGCAGGTACGTCTCAGTACCAGAAGGCACACCCGGAAGTGTGTGCAAGAAAACGAAAAGTCTGGGCCACAAACAACCCTACGTATCACAAAACTTACTATGATGCACATAAGCCGGCACGAACCCGCAAGCGCCTGACGGTTGAGCAAAAGAAACAGTACATAGCTCAGTGGTGTAGGGACAACAAGGAACGCCGTGTCCACTACCGCCACAACAGACGAGCAGCGAAACTTAGCACAGGCAGCTTTACTTCCGCAGAATGGGAAGCTCTCAAAGCGGAGCACGGTAATGTCTGCTTACGCTGTGGCACCTCAGAAGCACCGTTGACACCAGATCACGTTGTGCCATTATCCCGCGGAGGAAGTGGTTTCATAAGTAACATTCAGCCTTTGTGCCTTGATTGCAACAGAAGGAAGGCCACAAAGAGTACCGACTACCGCGCGAAGGAGCGCACTTAAAATGGCAGCAGGCAGCGGTAGCGGAGCAATCTTTCAGGAAGTTTTACAGATCGGGA